AAACTTTTATCCAGGGAAAGTTGCACCAGTTGGAGTAATGTTAAAGTCTAGATAAATAAATTCAGCAGTTTTAGTAGGCTGTAAATATATTTGACCAATTAACTCATTACGATCAATTACATCTGGGGTATTGTTTGAATCATCCATTACTACCTTAAATGCATACAATCCTTGTCTTTGTTGAACACTTGTTAAATATGGATTAACTTGTGCTAAGAATTGATTTCTTGTAGCAATTGTATTTTGTTCAAATACTAAATTAAGAGCTACTTGAGAAATATATGATTTAAGAGCAATCAACAATCTTCTAACATTTACACGATCAAGAGCAGATGCTCTAGTTTGTAATGTTTTCTGACCATATACTACTATACCTGATCCAGGGAATGTAGCAATTGGATTTACCTTTCCATTATATAAAGCATCTCTATTAGCTTGTGATAGTTTTTGTTCTACTCTAACTACTTGACCTAAACCACCTCTGTTTATACCTGCTGGTGCAAACCATGGTTCAGCTACAGTATCATTTAATGCATAAACTCCAGGTATTAAAGTTGAAGCCGGAACCCAAACTAAATTTCCTGAACTAGGGTCAAGTATTTGACACCATGGCCAATATTCAGCCGCATATGAAGTGTTACGAGAAGCTGCTTGAGATACAACTGCTGGTAAGCTAGTACCATATCCTACTGGGTCAATAATATAAATGTTATCTCCTCTATCTTGAGTATTAGTAATAAGAGTTGAAATTTTACCAGTATGAGAAGGGAAAGCATCAACTAAACCAGGAGTCATTAATATATTAAATTTATAATCATCCGTGTTAGCTAATAAGCTAATCATATTATTATAATTATCAGATATTAATCCTTGAGTATCATTATTATCAATAGTATGATAAAAATTAGCACCACCTCTAACAGTTCCTTCAGCTCCACCAAATGCACCATTAGAATTTACAGGTAAAGAAGCAGTATATTGAGGTTTAGCTACTCCATTATTATCAAAATAATTAGGAGTTGTATAATTTACTTGTTTTATTCTAATATAATTAGATCTAACAGCAAACTCTCCATTAACTTCCATTTGATTATCAGTTGGATCATAAGCTTCAACTTGATTACCAATTGCTCTTGCTACATAGTTTGGAGAATTGGGATCTAAATTTAAGTTAGTCCAAGTTTCAAGAACAGTAGGTTGTAAACTATTATCATCTCCTCTTCTAACTAACAAATCAAAAGTTCCATTATCTTTACTAGAATTAACAATTTGCCATCTTAGATTATCAGCTGAACCACTTAATAATATGTTATTAGATCCTGTAGGACCATTACTATTCATAAGAGCTCCTTCAGAAAGAGTTTCTACAACAAATGCTGCATGATTAGTACCTCCAGTAAAATAAGTAGTAACACTACCAGATACTATGTAATAGCTATTTCCAGTTAATCCATTTGATGAAAATAAATCCAAAGTATTAGTTGTATTACTTGCAATTACATGTTGTAATGAAGCACTATATGGAGCTATTGAAGAGCTAGCGTTTAATGCTGTTGCTAAAGCAATAGCAGAATTTGTAGCCGAGGAACCAGTTGGAACAAAAATTGTATTTGAAGTATTTGATAAAACATCTCCAGTTAAGGTAAAAGTAATACCATTAACAGAAAATGAACTTGAGCTTGGTCCTGCACCTCCAGAAAATGAAGAAGTAATACTAGCTGAGTCTATATAATATGAATTTCCTACAGCACCTGTTAAAGAAAATAATTCTAAAGTAGCTGAAGTATTACTAGCAGTTATATATTGTAAATCTGTATTATAAGGAGATATAGAAGAACTATTATTTAATGATAATACAACATTTGCAGCAGTAGTAATAGCATTAGATCCTGAAGGAACAAATATTACAGTAGAAGTATTTACTTCTGTATTACTTGAAGTAATTGTAAAAGTAATGTTATTAATAATAAATGAGCTAGAATCTATAGCTACTACTTCATTATAAAATGGAGTAATATCTAAAGTAACAGAAGCGGTTGAAAATACAGATGCTTCAGTATGAAATGGAGTAATGTTTAAATTAGCAGAAGCTGTAGTAGCTGTTTTATCAGTAAAAATTGAAGCAGTGGCAGGTAAATAAGAACCAGATACTACTCTAGCTACTAATAATGAAAGACCTCCATTAACAAAATAGTTGTATGCTGCTATTGAAGTAAAATAAGAATATGTTTTTTGGTCATCTTCACTACCACTTAAAAAAGTAGTTCCAAATTTGTTTACAAATTCGTTATATGTAGTTACTACTGTTGGAACCTCAACAGGACCTTTTACTGTAGGTCCTATAATAGCTGCTCCGACATTAACTGGTCTTTTTGCTACAAAAGTTGAATCATTTTCTCTTGCTAAGACGCCTGGTGATATTAAAGTTTCTGCCATTGTTATGTATTATTTGATTTTATTATAAATATGGTGAAACTTTTTAAAAGTATTAGTTGCTTATAAATTCTCCTTTTTCAAGATTAATTGCTCCTTCACCATACTTTTTTTGTAAAGATTCACCTATTTTAATTTCTTCTTGCCTTATTTTTTTTAATTCTTCTTTAAGAAATTCTTTTTGAAGATTAATTTCTTGAATTCTAAATTCAATAATTCCAAATTGTTCTACTAATTGATTTCGTTTTTGTTGAAGAGATTTTAAAAAACTAATTTCTTCAGGAGTTAGAGGTTTTGTTACCATAAATTTTATTTTCTATAAATATATAAACTTTTATTAGTCTATCCAAACTGAAGCATCATCCCAATAACCATTATCATTCCAAAATCCTGAGGCCATAATCCATTTTCTTTCTAAAGGATAAGATATTCCTGTTGAACGTAAATCAACTTGTTCTGTGACTCTTACTTTAACTACATCTTGAAGCTTCTTCAATGCAGTTAAATCTTTTTGTATTACATCAGGAATAATATAACCATTCATTTTAATACTAAATGTACTACTTACTACTCTTTCTGCACTGTCTGAGATTTCAGTTTGTATGGCAAAAGAATCAATCATCGCTCTAAACTGGAAACGAGAAGGATCACCCCAATATGAGTCAGAAGCGTATTCAATTGCTTCAACAATTTTATTTAGTTGATCCATATAGTAAGTGTTAATAGCACAACTATAGGTTAAAGTAATATAATCAGGTACTATAACTGCATAATTTACTTTTTGGGGAACAACATTATTTAATACATTAAAATTATCATAAGCATTTTTAGGACTATATTTTTTTCTATATAATGCTACGTTATTAGGATTATTTGCATCTAATTTATTAGCTATTGTTCTTACTTTATCAATGCTATCTCTTTTAAACATTATAAGAGGCATCATTATTCTTCCATTAACATCTCTATAATATCCATCTTTTTGAAATGATTTCCATTTTTCAGGGGAACCATAAATTATAGGAACAGGAATTCTGGTACCATTTTGTATAACAAAGGGTTTAATTACATTAGTAAAGTAATATAAAATAGATTCATCAATATCTTGAATTCCAATTGATAAAGGTTTTGTAGTATCTCCATCAAATGAAACTTGTCTTCCTCTATTTAATTCGTTACTTTTATTAGGATTTCCTATAGGTTGAAAGCCAGGACCTTCCTGTGTTAGAGGAGTATGCTGCTCTAAACTAAGTTCTCTTTGAGTTTTAGGTATTGGTTTTCTTCCTTCTATAGCCATTATAATAATCTTGTTCTAGTTATATTTACTCTATCAGCAGGTACATAATGACACACACATGCAACATCAACATTGTATCCAAAATTACTTAATCCTGGGTTTAAAGGATTAAGTTCATATGGGTAATCTGGGTCTTTGCCTAAAAAATATTGAGTCATATTTGTATTATCTACTTCCCAATAACTTTCTTGATACAAAATAATATCTCCTACTTCGGGGTGAATTTTTGCATCTATTAAATCATCTCTTAAAAATGAAAAAGTCATAGGCCAATCAAAATTTACTCCTAAATTACTTGTAGGACTTGTTTGATCACCTATTTTTATTAAAGCATTTAATAAAACAGGACCATCAAAAAATTTTCCACCAGATGCCTCACCATACATGTTAACTGTCGTTTCTTCTAATCTATATTTGTAAATAGCACATTGCTGAGAAATAATGTTACCCATTAATTCTCTATTCATTCTACGAACAAAAGAAACATCTCTAGATGAACCAAATAGTGCCATACTATCCTATATAAATTTGCATTGGAGCTTTTCCTAACTCATTCATTGCAGCATCACTTTCTGCTTTTTTTCTTTCTAATAATGATTGACGAGAAGTTTCATCAAAATATGCTCTTAACCTTTCAATTAAAGCAGTTTTTTCAGCAGTAGCTGCAGCAATTAAATCTGATTGATTTAAAGTAACAGCAGCATCTGGAATAGGTACTTGTGAATATTTCCCACGAATCTATCCTAACATTTCTTTACATAAGGATAAAGTATATTCAAATATCCATTGACGACCAACAGAATTAATATGTGAATATATTGGATTGTTAAAATTTATATTTAATGGATTAGTAACAACTCCACTAGGTCCTATAGCATTATTTGCTCTTTCTGTTATATTAATATATTGGAACCATAAATTAATAGCTCTATCAGGAATAGGAAATATTCTTAAGTTATTATTTATAAGTTCAAATGAATAAGCTGATTTTCTTACAGTATCATTAAATTCAATAGCTTGAATTACTTGAACGTCATAACTTACAGGCATTAAAACAAAGTTTACAGATGGAGAATAAGCTCCAAATCCAAAACTATCCATTAAGTTTTGAGTTCCTAAACCTGTACCTGCGTATGGATCATAAAATCTTGTTACAGCAGGAGGTCCATAATGAAATACTCTTTTTATTTCTATTCCTCCTGTTATATTACTAGAAGAAGCCCAAGCATTTAGATTGTAATCTTGAGTACCAGGTATAAGTTGTATTGACCCACTATACCATGTTAAATTTCCTCCAACACCTGCTTCAGAAGCATATTGTTGAGACATTTGTATAACTCCTGCCATAGTAGGGGTTATAAGAGTATCATTTATGTTAGAAGCAGTGGAAGCTCCTATTAAACTTAATAAATTATCTCTTACTTGAAACGCGTATAATTCATTTCCGTAGGTTGTAATTGCTTCTTCAAAAGCAGTATAAAAGTTTAAATCTTGTAATTCAACTTCCATTATAGGATATCCTAATCTTCTAGAACAAAAAGTAGCTACTTTGTCAGCATCAATTTGAAATTGATAGTCATAATCATAAAATCCAAAAGGAGTATTTCCAGGAGTAAATGAAGATGAACCAGGATAAATAGGAATATTCATGGATAGCTATTTATTATAAATATGGTGAATTTTATGACATTTTAGTTAAAATTAAACTAGTTCCTGATTTAATAACTACTTGCGAAGCAGCTACCTCTGATCTAAATTCTAAAATTAAATCTCCACTAGCTGTAACATCTATCAATCCTTCTACTACTGCTAACATATCAGCATTTGCTGTATCAACACCAGTAGTTGTTGTAGTAACTGTACCTTTAACACGTTCTGATTTACCTTCAACCATTTGACCTGCAAGTACAGCTGATACTTGATCGGCTACACCAGTTGCTGCAGTACCACCAGTTGATACAAACCAAAATGAAGATACAAAATAATTAGCAGTTTGTGTATGGTCTACTGCTATACCTATACCGGTTGTAGTTGCAGCTGACTGATATCTTATTACATATTTGAATTGATATAAACCAGGACCTACACCAGTAGTAGTCATTGCTGTTGCTAAAGTTGTTGTACTATTAGTAGCATCGCTACCTAAAAATTGAGTTGTAATATATTTTCCAGCAGCACCACTTGCTGATCCAGATATTTTTGTTGTGTTAGTAAAGATGGTGGCATCTACTGAGCCTGTTATATTTAATGACCCAGTTAATGTTAGTTGGTTTGTTGTGTTGTTAAAAGTAAGATCTGCACTCCCAGCAGTTGTACCACCATCATTAAATTGAATTGATGTATCTGGTCCTGCAGGTAATGCAGATGCAACTACTCCAGTTAATGCTGATCCATTTCCTTGAAATGATCCAGAGAATGATCCACTAAATGTACCATTTCCACTTGAAGCAAAACTAGCAGT